GAAGATTCGCCACAAGAGCGATACCGCACCGACAATAGCCCCACCGATAACGGTTGCAATAACTTTCAAAAGTGGCGTTATTGCCGCGATAAACGGCTGTAAATTTTCCCACGCACTTTGTAATTGTGCGATGCCGTCCATCATTGAATCAATGCCCGGTTGGAACCACGAAACCACAGTCTCCCAATTCTCACCGACAAAATATATTACAGAAGCAATAGCACCGAGGATAGCAAGTATAGGCGCAAGCCCTACGGATAAAATCCCTGCCGCCGCGCTGAATATCGGGGCAAGCGCACCAAAAGCCGTAGTGATACCGCTAATTGCAAGCCCGACACCGCCCAAAAGGACAAGCAAACTACCAATAATAGCAATGGCCGCCGTGACTCCTGCAACAAGTTTCGGGTGTGCTTTTACAAATTCGCCAAAGCTACGGGCAAAATCAGTAAATCCCTTTGTAGCGTCGGTAATGCTTTCTAAGAAGCTGTTTCCGATTGTTATAGCCAAATCTTCAAGAGCCGATTTCAAAGCCTTTAACGCGCCTCTGGCGTTGTCATTCATGGTTTGTGCCATCTTATGCGCCGCACCATTTGAATTATCAACCGCTCTTGTCATTTTATTGAAATCAGAATCGCTTGCGCTAATGATAGAGAGGAAACCTGCCATAGCCTCCTGCCCTGCAATAGCTTTCGCCGCTTCTGATTTTTGCGCATCACTAAGCCCTGCAAACGCCTTCCGTAACTCAATCATTTGCTGCCGGAAAGGTTTTACCGTGCCATCAGCATTTTTTACCGATATTCCTAACATATCCATAGCCGTGCCAGCTTCTTTAGGCGGTGTTATGAGCCGTGTCATAATTGACCGTAAAGCTGTACCTGCCATTTCTGCCTTAATGCCACTATTTGCCATTAAGCCAGTAGCCGCCGCCACATCTTCGAGAGAATATCCCAAAGCACCGGCAACCGCGCCCGCATATTTGAACGTTTCACCCATCATGCTAACATTGGTGTTTGCATTAGTTGAAGCCGCCGCCATAACGTCAGCCATATGCGCCGCTTGTTCTGCGGGCATTTTGAAAGCGGTTAAATCATCGGAAACAATATCAGCAACACGCGCTAAATCTTCACCACTTGCCGCCGCCAAATCCAATAGCCCCGGCATACCAGATATAATTTGCTCGGTTTTCCAACCTGCCATACCTAAATAAGACATGGCCTGTGCCGCTTCTGTTGCGCTAAACTGCGTACTTGCGCCTAAATCACGCGCGGTTTGTGTTAGTCGCTTCATATCTTCATCAGTGCTATTAGTAATAGCCTTGACTTTAGACATAGCCGCTTCAAAATCCATCGCGATATTAGCGGGAAGAGCCAAAGGCGCAACCATCGCCGCACCTGTTGCCGCAATAGTACCGCCGTTATCAGCAAGAGCCTGCCCCGTTTTCTTCACGCCTTCGCCAATTTTCTGCCCGCGTTGCTTAACATCAACATAAGCGGTAGTAACTCTGCCTTGCAGGGCTTGCAACTGCCCCTTAATGCGTGCCAGTATGCTTGTTGCTTGTGCACCGTTTGCGGTGATTGTAACCTTTGTAGCCTTTTGAGCAATGTCATTCAGCTTCTTTTTGACATCTTGCGCCGCCTTGTTAGCTTGTGAGAGGCTTGCCTTGTCAATCTGAAATTTGACCTTCGTGATAAGTTCTCGTACTGCACCGCTTGCCATTTACCTGCCCCCCCCTTCGCTTTGCTTCTTTCATCGCTCTATCTTGAGCGTAGTATTCAATATCAGATTTCATATCAAGATAATGATTAACCTCCGCTATTTCGGCAAGTGTCACCCTACCCGAAGTAACATCGGGCAGGGTTATCATGCCGCTATCAATAGCTCGGTAAATAAATGTTACTCGGCTGAAGTATTCCCCAACACGCCCTGGAATGTCATCTTCGCCTCGCCGATTATGTCGCGCAATGCCTTTTGGACTCCAATCGGGACGGTCGAGGACTTGGAAAAATCCAAGAAATTTACCTCGAAGATTTTTGCACACAAAGCCAACATATCCCACGGTCTGCCCGTGTAGATAGCCTCTAAATCTTCTTCGGACACATAAGCAAAATCTTTTGCACCCTTTTCTTTTACTGCGATATATTCAGTATTGAGAAGGAGCTTGCAAGCCTGTTCGAGTTTGTCACCGTCTAAACTGTTGGCAACGGTGGAAAGTGCTCCACCGATAGCTGCAACAATTTCAGCGTTCTGGCTTGAATCCTTCAATGCTGATACAGAACCGCCAATAGCAGGGATGATGAGCTTCTGCAAATCGCCCAAGACTTTCATCGCCTTAAACGGATTCATCTGGCGGATGCTAAACTCAAAATCTCCCTGCTTCCACTTCGTGATTTTACCGCCATCAAACATTAGTCATTACCTCCGATAATCGGATTCAGCACGCGACCTGTTTCAAGTTCCCATTCGTTGGTTTCGATGCCACGCCCACGAGTAGACTCCGGCCAATTCGTAATCCATGCCTGTTCGCAAGAGAACAATGTATCACCGCTTAAATCCTTAATCATGAGAGGCATAAGGAAAGAGCCTGTCACACGGTCAGCGTTGTGAACCTTCGACAGATAGGTGTTAGATTTGCTCGTATATGCGAGATGAAACGTAATCGTGAACGTGTCGTTCGGGTCAATCGCACGAGCGACTTCACCGTCTGCGCCAACATACTTGGTAAAGCCTTCGCCGTGAGGAGCGATGGTAATCATCTCATCCTCGGCAAAGCCCGTAATCGTAGAAGTGCCGAACACTACAATAACTTTCTTTGGGTCGTAGGTCAGCACACCTTTAGTCAGTAAGCCCATTTTCTAGCCCTCCTTTAAGCCGTTGTACCGCCGACAATGAGATTTTCATACGTCAGCGAGCCTGTGATTTCGACAACGTGGATAGCACCTGCAAGGCGAGCCGTAAACGACACATCCTGCAGTACTCTGGTAGCTTTCTGATTTGCGCTAATGCTCGAAGAAAGCGGTACGCTAATGGTATAGCCATAGTTCTCGTTGCCATCTTCATCGTATTCAATCGGCGCAATACCGCCACGGCGAGTGCCAAGTTCAAGAGCCTGACGAATCTGTGCTTCAATGATTGCGATACCACCATCTGTGTATGGAATCTTGTCGCTGTTCACAAGCGCATTGAACACGTTAACCGTGATTTCTTCCTGCAGCCAATCGCGGAAACGGATAACATCAATCCACTCGCCTGCTGCAACCTTGCCATTCTGAGTGATGGAGATATTGCGGAAACGTTCAAACGTGTTGCCGTTCTTGCCAGTAATGGCAATGTACTGCGTTTCGGTGAGCGGGTCAGTAGTTACGCCTGCAAGTTTCTTGTTTGCCCAAGTTTCACCGCCTGGGAGAATAGCAAAGCAACGAGCCATAACTGCTGCCTCAGGGAAGTCAGTCGACGCGTCTTTGTGATAGAACCAGAACGTGCGGTAGTAGTTGCCATTATAGAGCAGATAGCCCGTGTCCGTGGTGGATTCGGGATTATATGCCCCTGCTTCTGCAATAGCCGTGCCAAACAACTTTCTAACGCTCTCCGTCCAGTTCGCTGCAGCGATAATGTCAGCCTGTACACGACTAGCCAACACCCAGCCATACCAATCGTTGTCGTACTTCTGAATAGCCGCCATCGTTTCGGGGATGGTTTCGGTCACGCTTGCTACGTTCTGCTCCATGTTGGCGCTCGTTGCCACCATGAAAGCATCTCCTGCCGTGGTGGTCAGAGTCAACGTATCTTCGCTAACTGCCGCCGTAACTACCGAAGTAGAATCCGCATTAATCAAATCCTTTAAACCGGACAGAATATCACCTGCCGTGCCGCCTGCGTTGGTGTATGTGTAGGGTACTTCTACAACGTTGCTATTTGCGTCTAAATGAGAAATGGTCAGCTTATAAACGCCTGCGCTAGTAAGCGTTTTGACTTTAACGCCAACGCTTGCCGCCTGTCTGCGACCAATCTTAACCTGCTTTGGTCTCGGTGTCTGACTAAATGCGTCAACTGCCGCCAAATACAGCGGGTCAGTATCGACAAATCCTGCCGAAATCATGTCGCTGGCCGCTGTGTAAGTCTCCACACGTGCCAGACTGTGAGCATGAGAGCCGACAATCAACATCGTGTTAAAGCCCTCAACGCTGATACCCGTGGTGTTAAGACTAATCTGCACGTTTACAACGCGTTCGAGATTTGCCACGTTAATCACTCCTTACTTGTTATCGTCCAATCCATATCTTTTGGCGTTTCGCCGTGTACTTCTACCGTGTCAATGTAGCCCGGTTCGTCCGTTACTATTGCGGTATATCTAAAATGCAGGTCAACCGCCGCCCGCGGTTCATATTGCTGGTCATTGCCGAGCAAACCAGTCAAATCTTGAATCGGGTCAGCATAGAGAAACGCCACACCTGCATTTTGCGTTAAATCTATAACTGTCGGTCTGTCCCATTGCCTTACTAGACTGCTTAATTCATCAACAGGGAATGTGCCTTTGTTGCCGAAGTATTGCACTTCAAGCACAAACTGTGTCGGCGTTTTAAGGTCATACTCGCCATCGTTCTCGGTGGGGAGCATATCTGCCATCGCCTCGCCCTGCTCTGAGTAAGCCATAAGCGTTACAAGTGGTGTGTTCTGCTTATAGCCGTTCTGTCTGTTCCAGATAACCGACTTCTTTTCTAAGCCTAAGAGGTCGGCAATCGTATCATGCAGGAACTTTCGTGTTTCATTCACCATACGCACCGACCTCCCAAGCTACCATGCGAAAATGACTTATAACTTTACTTTGCCATTCTTCGCAGTTCACAATTTTGTACCTTTTGCCACGCCATAGAAGTATATCGGCCTCTTGCCCTGCAATACCGCCCTGTGCTTGCTTCTGAACCTGCAACTGTGTATTGCTATATATCTTCACGGCATTGTAATTCGTTGCGCCCTCTGGGAGCATATCAACGTATTGCGCTCGTTCATCAGAATTTAGAGGCTGTACTGATGCAATGATTTCAATCGTTTCAGCCTCGCCATCATGCCACATACCATCATCGTCATAATAACCGCCTGTGACACGCTCGACAGTTTGCTTTGTACGAAAACTCACATCATCACCCCTCTACTCTGAAATTCACACGCCTACGCATTTCACCGCTATCGACTAACGGCTCATTTCTGCCCTTCTTCTTGATGGTTGAAGGTGCATTAGCTTTCAACTTGGACGAGCCAAACACTTCGCGTATATCATCCACCATTCTGTGACCGA